TCAAGCTTTAGAATATAATAATAAGCTAAAAGAAAAGAAAAGAAAAGAAGAAGAAAGAAAAAATAGATTTGTCTTTAATAAATTAGAAATTTCAAAAAGGAGTAATTCAAGTAAATCAACTAATAGATTAATTAAACAAGAAAAAGAAAAAGTAAAATTGAATAAGAAAGTAATTAATTGTAAGATTATTAAAAAACAAGAAGAAAAAGAAGAAAAGAAACAAGAAGATAATAAAAAAGATGAAAAAGAATCAAACAACACATTAGAAGAAAATGAAGATGATTCTTATGAAACTGTAAATGAAAATGAAGATGATAATTCAGTAGAAAAAATTATAAATCAAACAGATCCTGAAGAAGTTTGGCAAAGTAAAGGATTCACTAAATTTGAAGGAGATATTAAAAAAGATTTTTATCAATCTACTTGGGATATTAAAAAATTAAATCAATACAAAGATAATCAAAATATAAATTATAATAGAAATGGTAGTGATTGCTTCTGGATAGCTTTGTTGAGTGGTTTTTACAATTTCAAATATAGTAGTAATAAAATAGGAAATTTATTAAGTAAATTCTGTGATGATCTATCAGATGAAGATTATAAGTACGTTATGGATATTTATGAAAGAAATGATGGAGTATATTATGATGAGTGTGAAAAATTAATTCAAATATTTGGTACTCATATATGCTTAATGGTTTCAACAATATATGGTTATTATTATAAAGTATTTAATGTTAATGAAGATAAACCTTATGCAATATTTATTTACCAAGATCACTATGAAGCTATTGAAAATAAAGATTGTGAACCAATTTTGAAATACGATGATTTAACTGAAAAGGATCCATTTAAATGTTTTCAAGGTGATTTACCTCCATATTGTATAGATAAAGAAAATTATGATTCTTTTAAATTTGATAATACTTATTATGAAAATACAAAAGATACTGTAACTTATTCCAAAGAATTAAAACAAAAGGGTTTTTCATTAGAATTAGACTATGATGAAATGATAAAATGTTTACCTTGTAAATGTAAAAGTGATGGAAATGCTTGTTTTTTGTGTCCAGTTCAAGGGGAGCAAGTTGATAATTGGATCTATTATCAGCAATGTCCAAGAAATTTGGCATTTAGTGCTAGAAGAGTATTAAATAGAATTGAAAGCCAAGTAGATCAAGTAAATTATGATATATTTGAATATTACAATACAAATTGGAGACATAGATTTAGAGAATCAATAATGAATAATTTCGAAATAAATGTAGAAGATTGGTTTAATCATTTACCAAGTAAGGAGAAACAATTAGAAGTAAAAGAAATATTTGATTCCTATAGGTTTACACATGATATTCCATTAAGTATGAGGACAGATTGCTTTAGTGCGTTTGGAAAAATTGAATTCCAGAAAAAAGGTGATAAATTTAGATTAATATGTAATCCAAGTCCTTATCATAAATATATATGTGGTCCAGCTACTCATAGCATTGAAGAAATTATGTCTGATGTTTTAGGAGGAATGTTTGCCATAGGTAAATCATATAAAGATAAAGAAGATTATATGAATAAAATGGAAGAATTAGGTTATGATAAATTTATAACTCTGGATTTATCTGGTTTTGATCAATCACATACTGAAAGCATGTCTAAAATATGGAATTCATTCATAGATGATATAATTGAATTGAAATACAATGAAATAGCAAAATATTGTGATCCTGAAGAATTTAGAGAAATGCATTGTAAAAGAGACAGAAAAGTTGCATTCAATTATGTAGATTTTGAACAAGCAAATAAACCAACAAAACATTTATGGACTATGACTCTTAAAGATAAATTATGTAGCGGAAGTTGTTTCACAAGTACAAAGAATACATTAACCATGGTAATGCATTGCTTATATGTTGGTTTTTTAAGTAATATGGATATTAGACCACATGCTGCAGGAGATGATGTTCTTTGTCATACTAGAAGTTGTTATAGTGATGATCAAATAAATGAAG